CCGTTGACCGCGGATATGTCAAGGCCGGCGCCGAAAGGCAGACCGACTTCATTGACATCGTCTGCTGGCGCAGCACCGCGGAATTCGTCTCGCGGTATTTCCACAAGGGAATGATGGTCGCAGTCGAGGGTTCGATCCAAACCCGCTCTTATACCGACAATTACGGCAACAAGAAAAAGGTGTTTGAAATCGTCGCCAGCAATGTGCATTTCGCTGAGCCAAAGCGCGAAGGGCTGCCGGAGCCTCCTGACATCGAAGGACCGGCAGATAGCCCCGAGGTTGAAAATGACGATTTTGTCGAAATTAATGATGATGGGGATCTCCCCTTCTGAAAGCACGGGCAGACTTAGCCCATTGCTATATCAGCGAATACGCCGGAGGCGGCGGAGCGCATAAGAGCCGCCTCCAAATTATAAAAAGACGGTGATACATTGCTTGACTTTGGTTTTTACAATATGGACTGCATGGAGGGAATGAAGGAATTCCCTGATAAATATTTTGAATTGGCGATTGTGGACCCGCCGTATGGGGGGGGGCAGTCAGATACATGGGCGGGAAAGAAACGGTCAAGGTTCGGAGGCAAGTTTGATAAATACCACATCGGCGGTTATCTTTAGCGAGCCTGAAATTCACGTAGAACGCACCGGCGGCACATTGGCAGCTAAATACGGCAAGAAATGTTCTTGTTGGGATATTGCTCCTTCACCTGAATATTTTCAGGAGCTTTTCAGGGTTTCGCAGAATCAAATCATATGGGGTGGAAATTATTTTAACCTTCCTCCGACGCGGTGTTTTATCGTGTGGCGAAAGCTGACCATCAGCGAGGCTTTCAGTATGGCGATGTGTGAATACGCATGGACGAGCTTTAACGACAATGCCAAATTGTTTGAGTACGCCCCGCAGGATTCAACTCGCTTTCACCCCACTCAAAAACCCGTTGCCCTCTATAAATGGCTTTTGAAAAAGTTTGCAAACCCAGGCAACAAGATACTCGATACCCACGTTGGCAGCGCGTCAAGCCTTATCGCTTGCTATGAAATGGGGTTTGAATACATAGGCTTTGAAATCGATGAATGTTATTTTTCTCTTGCCAGTGAGAGGCTGGAAGCGGTTAAATCTCAACTTCGATTTGAGGGGTGATGAAGTACGGCTTGGATTGAACTACATAACGATATATGGACAAATAAGAAGATTAAGCCGTTGGCGGAATCTCTTAAAGTTAACCGTATGCTTGCTGCTGCTCACCTTATACGGTTTTGGACATGGGCTATAGGCCATATCGAGGACGAGCGCGGCGAAATCACACATATCACGTTTGAGGATATAGCAACGGCAGCAGGATGGAGAAAGTCACCTAAAAAATTTATCGAAGCCCTTTTAAATGCGCGATGGCTCGATAAAATTGATAATCGTCTGTATATCCACGACTGGAATGAATACGCCGGAAAACTTATCCGAAAACGGATTTATGACAGGCAGACGGAGATGAGGATCTGCCGTTTTAAATGCGTTTAACCCGCGGAATTTCTCACCGCGTGGTTATATAGCCGATGGCGGGAGATATCGGCTACGCTGACAGGCTGCGTCGGGCGTGTATCCAACGGCGCCCGACAAGGCCACTAAAAACGAAAGGAGTAAAAAAGTGAAAGTTGAAGATGTAAAAATAGGAATGAAAGTTGTGACACACAATAAAACGGCAGGGTACAATCGTTATGTTAAAAGCGAAGTTTTGACCGTCTTAGGATTAACTAAAGATAAGTTGTATCCCGACGCATTTACTCTTAGTGACGGCAATTATTTCAACGCCTCTGATTTTAACCCTTTTTTCCAAAAATACAAATTCAGCGGCTACTTTGAGGGCAACAAGACCGTGATATATATCGGCAAAAATCGCGGCGAGGCAAATTATAACCCCGCCGACGAGAAAGAAGGCTTGCCATATCACAGGGAAATCGGGCTTTTGTATGCCTTTTGCCGCGCGACGGGGATTAGCGAGGGGTTTATTGAGAAATTGATAAAAGTCCCAAAAACAATACCTAATACCTATAAAAGTGTGTCTGCTCCGACTTTACCTAAAATAGCTCGGCAACACCAGCAACATCAGCTTCAGCTTATGTATCCTCGTGAAATCATTGTTGACGGCCAACAGTATGTTAAGGTGTGAGTGATTTGCTTGAAGGCAATCGTAGCCGTTGAAACTTGCTAAGGAGTAATCTTATGAGAATAGCCCGGATATTTCCGACCAAAACGAAAGCGTCACCAAATGATGAACTCGCCTTTTTCGGGCCTCCGCCGTTGCTTAACCTGCCCGAAATCGACGAGGTGCATATCAGCGTAACATTTCAATGGGATAAGGAGCGGGCTGAAATACTCGCTTATCAATGGGATCAACTGGGCGTTTCGGTAAAGATGGGCGGCCCCGCATTCAACCAGCCGGGCGGGGAGTTTGTGCCGGGAATGTATTTAAAAAGGGGCTATACAATCACGTCGCGTGGTTGCCCAAATCATTGTTGGTTTTGCGCGGTACCGAAGCGGGAAAGAGGCTTGCGCGAATTATCGATTTCGGAGGGCTGGATAGTGCAAGACGACAACCTGCTCGCCTGTTCTGAAAGCCATATATTAGCCGTTTTTAATATGCTTAGCAAACAACCACACCGTCCTATTTTTTCAGGGGGCATCGAATCAAAACTTTTAAAACCGTGGCACGTAGAACTATTTCAAAAGGTCAAAGCGCGGGAAATTTTTTGCGCATACGATACGCCAGACGATTACGAACCGCTTGTAGCGGCAGGAAGGATGCTACATGGGGCAGGGTTTACGTTTGAGAATCGCAAGGCGCGTTGTTATGTCCTGATCGGATATCCTGGAGATACCATGGACAATGCCGAAAGACGGTTGTTTAATACCGTCTACGCCGGATTTATGCCCTTTGCCATGTTGTATCGTGATGAGGCTGGAAAATATAACACTAAGTGGCGACGTTTTCAACGCGAATGGGTAAGGCCAGCCATCATAGCAAAAAATGTAAAACAACTGTATTGAGGTGATGAAGTACGGCTTGGATTGAACTACACGATACGGTCAGAAGTCATATTAAAACATATAAGCTGACCGAATCTCTTAAAATCACAAATGCCCATGCAGTGGGCTTGTTGGCTTGTCTATGGTCGTGGGCTATTACATATGCCGTTGACGGGGATTTGAGTAAGTTTCCCGTGAAAGCGATCGCGGAGGCCGCCGGATGGACAAAACAGCCTCAAAAGCTCGTTGACGCTCTTGTTGAAGCGCAATATCTTAATCAAACCCCTCACGGCTTATATATCCATGACTGGGAAGAATACACCGTATTTTATATTCAGCAAAGGGAGAATCAAAAAGAAAAAGTGCGGGAGAGGGTGAGGCGTTACAGAGACAGCAAAAAAACGAAATGTAACGCTGATGTAACGGGTAATGTAACGGTTACAGACACGCAATGTAACGCCCCTACCGTACCTAACCTAACCGTACCTAAAGATACGTTATTACCCCCTATATCCCCCTCTTCTACGAAAAAGTCAAAACCAAAGCCAAAAAAGGGAAAACCTGTAAAAGAGGTCTACGGGGAAAACTCAAACGTGACCCTGACCGTCGACGAGTATTCCAAGCTTTGCGAGGACTATGGGGCCGGTACTACTCAAGATGCCGTTGAATACCTGTCCTCTTACAAAGTCGAGCGGGACTATAAAACCAAAAGCGACTATCTGACGTTGAGGCGATGGGTATTTGACGCCGTATCAAAGCAATCCGTTTCTAGGCCGCCAAAGGCCAAAACCACGTTCGCCGATATAGCAAAGGAGCTCGAAAATGGATATTAAAGAGGCCGCAAAAATCATGGCCGTGCTGGAAACAGCATATCCGCAATATTACAAAACCGCCAATGAGCAGGAAAAGAAAAACGCCGTCGGATTATGGCAGGATATGTTTTCAGACACACCTGCTGCCAGCGTTGCCCTTGCGGTCAAGGCGCTGATAGCGACATGCAAATTTCCGCCCACGATTGCCGAAGTCAGGGAATATATACAAAAGCTGTCTGCAAAAGACGGGTTGACAGCGGACAAGGCATGGCAACAAGTCATGGAGGCCGTTTTTGGGGTTGACGCAGATTCCCCCGAAGCAGTCACCAAAAAATTCAATGCCCTGCCTGAAATCACGCGCTCTATTCTCGGAAACCCTCGGCAGTTGATAGTATACGGTTCCATGTACGAAATTGACCTGCAACGCTTCGAGAAGCCCCGGTTTGTTCGCTCTTTTGAGGCTCGGCAGGCGGCAACAAGAGAGTTTGAACGACTACCGGGGCCGGTGCGAGAACAGTCAATGAGGTTAAAGGCCGCTGATACGGAAACGCAACAGATTATAGGAGGCAAAAATGAATA